GTGATCTTCACTCTCAGGGCGAAAATACGAAGGGAGGCAGGCATGAGCATCACAGAAGCTGCTAAGACCGAGAGCCGTCTGGAGGCGCTGATCGAGCTCCGGAACCTGCTCGCGGACCGTCTGGACAAGGGTCCGCACGACAGAGATCTGGCTTCACTGTCACGTCAGTTCGTGCAGGTCACGGCTGAGATAGACGAGATCAGAGGAGAGGACGACAGTAAGACTGCATCTATTGCAGACTTCAGGGCGAAATTGAAGGTGGTCTGATATGAGAGGAAAAACAGAGCCTCGACTATATACGAAACCGCTCCGGGAATTAACGCCGGAGACGAGTCTGGGATATATGTTCATTGATTTCTGCGAAAGCATAGGACAGCCGCTCCTGCCTTGGCAGAAATGGTTGAGCATTCATGTTCTGGAAATCATTGGCGATCTGAACGATGACTGGCATTTCCGGTTCCGGTATGCGGTCGTCCTGGTAGCCAGACAGAACGGAAAAACGTACTGGTTTAAATTGCTCGGGCTGTTTTTTAATTACGTTCTGCAGACAAAATTGGTGATAGGTACCGGTCAGAGTCTCGACAAGAGTAATGATACTTTTGAAGAGGCAGTCGAAACGATAGAAGAATCTCCGATGTTAAATGCGGAGTTTGAGAAGGCATTGCGCGGGGCGGGTCGGCGGGAATATCTGTTAAAGGGCGGCGAACGATGGAAAGTCGTCGCTCTGAACAGAAAAGCTCGTGGCTGGTCCAGCGACCTGATCCTGATGGACGAGGCCAGAGAAATGACGGACTGGCTCGGCTGGAGCGCAGTGTCAAAGACTATGATGGCAAGGCCGTCTGCGATACTGATCACGGTATCCAATGCCGGAGATGTGACGTCTGTTGTTCTGAGGCATTTACGAATGCAGGCGCATGAAGCTCTCGGCGATCCTGATGGTATCGCTTCAAAAAGAGAAGCGTTAGACGGAGAAGACGTGGACGATTCGCTCGGATTGTTCGAGTGGTCAGCCGCTCCGGAATGTCCGACAAAAGATTTGGAAGCCTGGGCGCAGGCGAACCCGTCTCTCGGATATGGATTTCTGACAGAACGGGCATTGAAGTCAGCCATGAAGACCGATCCGGAAGACGTATTCCGCACAGAATGTCTCTGCCAGTGGGTCGAGTCATTGCTTCCGCAGCCGTTCCCAGAGGGCGCATGGCTCGCGGGTACGGATGAGCGGTCATTTATTATGCCGGAATCTGATCTGTATTATGGCATTGATATGTCCATCGACAGGCGCTGGATCTCGATCGCGGTCTGCGGACTCAGGGAGGACGGCCATTATCATATTGAGGTCGTCGCCAGAGTACCGGATGCCGAAAAAGCGATCGACTGGTTCCGGGTACGTGTTCAACGCGGGCCGATGAAGCTGGCCTTCCAGGGCAGAGGCGCACCGGTTACGGGACTGGCGGAGCAGATATGTACACTAAAAGGAATAGAACGCTGTGCGGTAGAAGGACCGGAACTGACCAATGGTTGGGGCCGGTTTTTTGATGCCATTGCGATTCAGGCACCGGGAGAAGTGGCAAAGAGAGGTGTGAAGATCTACCACCTGCCGCAGCCGGTCCTGGATGCACCGGCGAAGACCATGCAGATGCGGAACATCGGCGGAGGGCTGGAATTGCCGGACAGGAAGAAGAGTCCGGACGATATTGCTCCGCTGTTCGCGTGTTTTATAGCATTTGCAGCTGCATCTGCAATAGAAACAGGCAAAAAAGTATATGAAAGTGCTTATGCATCTGGTTCAGAATTGGTTTTTATCTGATGGATTATGTTTTTCCGTATGTCGATTGCACTGATCCGTTCTGGCGGATGCAGTATCGAATAGCAAATAATTGCATAACGATGGACGAGTCACGGTTCAGGCCTTTCGGGACGCTTCGATATGTCTTCCGCGGCATTGAAAAGAATATGCCGTTCATTGACAGAGTGGTCCTGATCGTGAGCACAGAATCACAAGTGCCGGACTGGATCAACCGGGATAAGGTCAGAATTGTGATGCATGGCGAGTTCATGCCGACAAAGCACCTGCCGACGTTCTCATCCAGCGCGATCGAGTCCGATATGTGGCGGATCAATGGCCTGTCAGAGCGGTTTATCTATGGGAACGATGATTTCTTTCCGCTGAAACCGTTGACAGAGGATGATTTCTTTTGCGATGGAAAGCCGCGGCTCCGGTTCGAAGCATCTGATTTCAGGTTCCAGAATTTGTTCCGCAGATGCTGCAGGAACGGCATGGACATGATCGCCGATGCGCTGGGTGTGACCAGGACGGAACAGAACGTCCTTCTGAAACCGCAGCACTGCATGAAGGGCATGACCGTGGAACACATGAAAGCGGTCGGACGGCTCTGCAGTCACCAGATTGACGAGACAGTGACCATGCACCGGCACCAGTGGAACGTGACAGGCTACCTTTACCAGTATTACGCATATTACACGGGCGATTATGCTCCGTTCGATGCGGATTACAAGTATATACGAATAACCAATGATTACGAAGAGGTTCTGGAACGCATTGATGCTGCCAGAATCCTTTGCATTAATGACGCCGGTGATCTTGATGCCGAACATTACGAACACGCATGCGAGGCACTGAAGCAAAAATTCGAAAGGATGTTTCCGGGAAGGAGCATATATGAGTTTTCTTAGAATAATAATTCCGACATTTAACGGGCATGATTTCCTGCCGAGGATGGTCGAATGTGTCAGAAACCAGACCATGCAGGATTATCACCTGATTATTGTTGATGATATGTCCACAGACGGCAAAACGTGGGATCTGATCAAAAAATTGAAGCCTGATAAGGCGATCAAGATGACCAGAAAAGGCTATGCAGCCGGAGCCAGGAACGAGGCCATGAAGTACTTCCAAGACGACCTTTATACTTTATGGCTCGATGATGACGACCGTCTGATGGATGATCAGGTCTTTGAGCGCATCCGGAAAAATGCGGAAGAAAATGATTATCCGGACATTATCCGGTTGAATTATATCAAGACCAGATTATCAACAGGACTTCCGGGAAACCATCATGACCGGTATAAAGAGCCGATCACTCCGGCGGACATCTGCCGTGACGTTGCCGGAGGGATGCCGTGGTCGAAAGTGGTCAAAACGGAAAAATGCGTGGACTTTCCGGAAGATCTTCTGGTAGATGATTGTTACCAACATATCATGCAGTGTGATGTATGTGATACGGCTTCCGTGATCCATGAGGACTGCTATGAATGGCTCGTCAGAGAAGGTTCCATCACAACCACGAAGGTTTCTGTGATGCGTGAATCCGGCTGGTATTTGGAAATCGCGAAACTGATGAGGCAGAAGGAACACATGATCCATGATTATGCGCGAGAGGCAGCGGATCTAAGGATCGCATGGATCAGGCGTCACCATAGGTTATAGGAGGACAGAAAATGTCTATTTTGAGCAGATTCCGGGCGTTTATCAGACCATCGGTCGTACAGATATCGCTCGGGAATGATGCACCGACACAGGTGCTCAATTATACGGCAAAAACATTATATCAGTCCCAGGACAATCTTCAGGCGGTGGTGAATTTCCTGTCGAACAGTATCGCACAACTTCCACTGAAGGTCTATGTCCGGGACGGAGAGAACGAACGGAAACGCGATCGGGACTCCGCAGCGGCGAAACTGCTGTATCGACCGAATCCGGATCAGACAGAGTTCGAGTTTATCAGAGCGGTGGCCATAGAGTATTACGTTTTCGGATGCGTTTATGTATGGGTCATTCCTGATGCCGAGTCAGAATCTGGCTATCAGATGCGGATAATCCCGTCGGAGTGGGTGATCCAGAATATCGGAGGCACTGCATATGCTCCTGGCGCCATCAGGGTATCGACAAGGTCAGGAGAGTTTACGGATATTCCGAGTGAAGAATTTGTGCCGTTCAAGATGTATTCACCGGGGAATCCGGCAGGGTGCATCAGCCCGATCAGCGGATTAAGGCAGACCCTGACCGAACAGATCGAGGCGGGCCGGTTCCGGAAAGAACTCTGGCACAGCTCCGGAAGACTGAACGCGCAAATCATCAGACCGAAGGACGTTGCGCCGTGGGATGAAGGGACGAGAGATAAATTCGTGACTACGTTCCGTGAGGCGTGGGGAGCCGGCGGCAGTAAAGCCGGATCAATCCCGCTGCTGGAAGATGGAATGGAAATCAAACCTTTCCAGACCAATTTCAAAGAACAGCAGTGGGCAGAGTCGATCAAGCTCAGTCGTGAAGCGGTAGCCGCTGCCTACGGTGTCAATCCGTCTCTGATCTGGCACTCAGACACGCAGACATACGCATCGAGCAAGGATAATGCCAGAGCGTTATATGCTGAATGTCTCGGCCCTGTCCTTCAGATGATACAGCAGCGGATCAATTCTTTCCTGCTGCCGATGCTGGGCGCGGATAGCAATACATATGTTGAATTTGACCTTCACGAGAAACTCAATGGCAGCTTCGAAGAACGTGCGGCGATCCTTCAGAGCGCAACAGGCGGACCGTGGATGACCAGGAATGAAGCCAGGGCAGACAATAACCTGCCGCCTGTCGATGGTGGAGATGAACTGATCGTTCCT